GGCCTTCGTTTGCTCGTTGGACATGTCTTGCGCGGCATCGGCGGCGACTTGCTTATTCGCTCCTGCGATCTTGAGCGCAGCTAGGTTGCGCAGCTCTGCAGCCTGGCTTTTGTATAGCTCGTACTGCGCGTAATCAAGATTCTTGTCGAGCGTCTTGATGGCAATTCCTTCGAGCGTGGTGGCTTGGTCGGTCAGGCGGGCTGCTTCTAGAGCAGCGATGGCGTCTTTTCCAAGGCCAATGGCGTCGTTGTGCTCTTGCTGCTGAGTGGTGCTAGTTTTGAGTTTGTCAAGGTCGGATTGCAGCGTTTCTAGGTGTTTGGCTTGGGCTTTGCCTGCGGCTATGGTGGCGTCGTGCTCGCGCTCGGTCGCTTCAGTTTGCTCTTTAGTGAGAGCGATCATGAAGGGTTGCTTTTCAAGCAGCTTGTTAACGGCTACGGTGTACTCTTCATAAGACTTGATGCCGCCAGTCTTGAATGCCAAGGCGAGTTTATTTTGGTCTTCGGCATAGGTTTTGGTGTAGCCGCTGGATTGGTCCATGAGGTCGTTGTAAAACGCCAGCGCTTTGGTGGCCTCAGAGATTTTTTCTGCGGTTGGCTTGCCAAGCAATTTGTGAGCGTTGTCAAGGGCGCGGGCATATTCATCGCCCACCAGCGCGCCAGAGCTGTGCAGCGCGGCGATTTGCTTCATGGTGGTGATGTAGCCTTGCGGCACGCCTGAGAGGCGAGTCAACAGCTCGTCAACGGCTGCTCGGTCTTTTTCTACCTGAGCAGAAAGCGCGTTTTGGGCTTTGATACGGCCTTCGCTTTGGCTTTTGGGGGCGCTGTGGTTGTTTAGGGCGTCTTGCGCGGTTTTGGCGGCGCGCAGCTCTTGCACCAGAAGCCATGCCTGGTGGGCTTCGCTCTTGAGGTAAATGTTATCTGGTGTTACGGCCAACTTAGCCTGCAATTGAGCCAGGTCTTTTTCTGCATCTTTCAATCTACTAGCCAATTGCGAGCTGGCGTAGGCGCTAGTCTCAAACATTTGGGGTAAAATGTTGACATTGGTACTTAGATTGAGGGTTCCCGCACTTAATAGATTCAGAGTGCCGTTCAGCAAATTCGCGGAAGTGTTTACGGCATCGAAGGGCATACGGGCTAGAGCCGTACCCAATCCAGTCATTAGCTGACCACTTAAGCCGGATCCAGAAGCTCTGGCCTGGTCCATAGATTCGGACAACGTAGATAGATAATTCCCGAGACCAGAAATCTCATTAGACATGGATTGCCCGAGACCTGACTTAACGACCGCCTGCTTAAACAGGGTCCACGCGGTCTCCAGTCTATTTAAGCTAGCCTGCATGGACTGGCTGGCCGCTTCTATATCCGGCGCGGTTTCCTTCAGTAGCTGAGCCGCGAATTTTGGTAGGAAGTCTTCGGCCAAGACTTTGCCAGTCTCTAACATCTTATTTAGCTCTTGGGTCGTGACCCCCATAGCTCTAGCCGCTATCTGGAACGCCCCTGGAAGTCTTTCACCCAGTTGTCCCTTGAGCTCTTCACTCATCACAGTGTTCTTAGAGATCATCTGCGTGATTGCCCTAAGGGCTCCAGTGGTCTCATCCGCACTAAGACCTAGTACGGTGCTAGCCTGCGATACAGCTGTGAATATGTCTTTTGTCTTTTGGCCTTCTAAGGACGTTTGACGAGACGCTGCGGCAAGCCTTACATACTGCTCGGTAACTGTGACAAAAGATAAGCCCATATCTTGGGCACTCTGTTTTATGAATGCCAAATCACCGACCGCTGCACTCTTTCCAACTGCGAAATTTAAACTGTTTCGCAACTTATCCACTTGCACCTGAGTCTGTATAAGGGATTCAGTTAGGTTTATAAAGTGGTTTTTTAACTCAATTAACCCTACGGCGATGCTAGCTCCGAAGAATGCGGATTTAAAACCGTTAGCCAAGTGACTCATAGCCTGAGTCGAAGAGTTTATAGCCGCGGTATTCGAGAACCAGGCTTGCTGATTGGCTAATATGCTGCTATTAGCACTGTTGGTGGCACTCGTTAGATTTGTAGTGGCTGACTGAGCCTGCGCCCCGGCATTGGCTAGTTGATTAAGTGAAATAGTAGCCGCGTTAACTGACGTGGCATTTACTTGCAAAACCAAACTAGCCATAGAATTCATTTATCTTCCTTTAACATGACGATGTCCAGCGATCTTAAGGCTTTGCGTTCCCACATACATAACTCATTGCCTGTAAACCACATCCAGTCCATTAGCATCTTGGGCGACAAGCCCTCGACTGTCAATCCTCTTGGCCTATAAGAACATATTTCAAAGTACCAAGCCCATAGATACTCTATAGACTTCGGCAGATCCGGCACCTCGTCTAACTGCTTAGGTATCTTACCAGTCCTATCTCTAATAACCTCAAGATGATGGCGTAATGTAGCACCGTCAGCTTGAGGTTTTTGCAGAATCTTTTCGGATTCCGCAAATTCGATTAGCTGTTCGACGAGACCCTCATAAAATTTGCCATGTCATCAGATTTTTCAACGATTTGAGCGGAAATATCTCGATTGCTACGACACAGGGTCAGGGCATTTTCTGGCGTCCATGGTTCTGTAATACCGCGCCATCCAACAAGTCTTACAGCCGCAAGTCGCTGACCGAACTCAATATCCGATTCGATAGGTTCGAATTCGACGGTCTTTTTGCTTGCACGCATAGCCCGAGAGGCTTCACTGCGACGACGAGCGTTGATAAGGCGAGCAACTTCGCTGGTTACCTTTTCGGACTGCGAACCTAACACCTTCAAGAAGATGCCACGACCTACACCATTAGAGTCTTCCAACTCAAATTCGAAAGCCTCATCACTGGCTTTGGTGGCACTCAAATCATTCAAACTAAACATCAGAAACTCCAATATTGTGAGCTATAACCCTTAACCGAAGGGTTCACGGGACTTACTTAGGCGGCCTGACTGTCTTGAACGCTGATGATAGTCATGTCATTGGCGAGAGCAGCCCCTCCAGCAGCGTTCATTTCGGCCGTGAAGTTGTAAGTACGCATGATGCCCTTTTCGCCGTCATCACCCGAATCACTAGACAGTTTCACTGCCGACATGTTAAACGAGCAGAAGTCAGACGCGGCAGTCTCATCGTTGGCCGCTACAATCACAATGTTGATGGGTGTGCCGGCTTCGAAATAGCTCTGAAGAACTGAGTTTTCGAAGTAAGCGGTAATAGAGCCAGAAACACTGATCCGGCCGCGCTGCACATCTGGTGATTTATTGGATCCAATAACCGCGCCCCATGGTGTAACTTTGCCATCGATTTTTACTGATGCTGAGCTGACAGACGCGACCTCTACACCGGCCACTAAGATGGCCCCAGATACCGCGGTTTGTACAGCCGTTGTAGTGGCGGCTGTAGGGGTTGTTAGCACTTGCGCATTTGCAAGGGCCCTATCAAGACCGACGAAAGACGCGCTAAACGTAGCGTTACCTGTGCTAGGGAGTCCAATATCGATAGACGCGGGTTGCACGTCTGTAAACAACTCAGATTTTCCGAGGTCAGAATACCACTCTTCGACAGTCCAATACTCGTTAGTGTGGCCTGTAAGCGGAGCCAAAGACTTCTTGCCGGGGACCGTGATTGTACAAGCCGTACCGGATCCAATGGTCATAGTCGACCCGTTTACAACCGCCACCGTGGCAACTGTAGCTGTGAGGGCCGTAATCAGTAGATTCTTATTGAGTACGTCGGCGTTAAGCCCAGTTCCGGCGGTAATGCGGATTACGTCACCGATCTTAAGTCCACCGGCGAGCAGACCCGTCGTAGTAAGAGTGTAAGCACCAGGTACTCCGGCCAATGTGATGGACAAGCCTGTCAGCGCGGGCGTAGCTGTAAAAGCTTTACGCAACAGAGAGGCGATCAGAGTGGAGTAAGTGTTAGGCGATACAACACCTGAAAGCGAGCCGGAAACTTTGCGAGTACCGTGGATAGCCCCAGTGGACTGCTGATGCTGGACAATTTCGTTATTTTCGAATGAGTCCTTTTCCAGCTTAAATTCGCTCTTTTCACGACGCATAATCTGGCCACCGGTGCCAGACGCCGCTACACCTAGCCCTGTCTGCTTTTTGAAGACCGTGATTTTGCTAATACCTTGTGCGATCGACATAGTCAACTCCTAAAAATAAATGATGAAAACGGAACCTTGACCGACATAACGAATCGGTCATCTTGAACAAATCCAGACACTATCTCGGGGGTAAGTGTAACAATAACGCGGGTGCCAGAGAATTCGAACGTCGCGCCTCTGTGAAATAACTCGCGTAACAATTCGCATCTAACCGCCGCGACCCTGCTACCTGTCGATTTAGGGTACATAAGGTTTACATGGAGGATACCTAGTTCCGCATAATTAGCCCCCATTTCGAAATTATCTGGCTTCGCCAGTAACATGTAGGCGCGCTGATATGGGACGTTTGCAGCAGGTGGGGCGAACTCTAAATTCTCCCACGCCGTAAGTATAGATGGCGAGACAGAGTTTAAGGCAGTCTCTAATGCTGCACGTATGTTGATGATGCTCATATCTTCAACCTAGAGGCTGCGCGATCCACAATACCTGGAAAATCTAGTACTGTCAGTGCCACCATACCCTCAGGGGCTTGATCACTATGGCCGTTCTCTAATGCCATAGCATACGGAACATTGTTATACAAGAAATGAGTATCAGCTGGCTTAGACGCGTTCAAGGCGGACGATCGTATTTGATTCATAGACACGTCGCCTGTAACGTCCACGGTATCACGAATAGAAGAATCTGCGGACCCTTGCTTGTGATGCCAATTCGCCTTAAAGTGTCCAGGCTTATAATTCTTAGGCGGGGTCGAACCCCAAGAATTTGGGTCACCCACTGGAGAACGATCCACCAACTCTTCAGCAACGTCGATAATCACAGCGCGTACTAGTCTATTAGCGTTCAGAGCGCTGATAGATGCAAACGATGAAATTTCGGCTGAAAATGACACTTTATTTTGCGCTCTGGTTTAAGTTATAAAATGTTGGCCTTGGTATAGCTATTGGTAGCTAGTTTAGAAGCTGATCAGAGCGCTATCCAGAGCGCTACTTTCTACACTGAAGTTCATATAATACAACTTTATCTCCAACATAGTTAGCCGTCACATTTAATACGCTAAAAACCGCACTGTTCAGTGTCAAGGTGTCACCCGATGCTGGGGCAACACCATTTGGTATGACTAACACTTTCAAATCCGTTGATTCAATACTTGTGTTTGTCAAGTCTATCACTGTGTACTTATCTACAACGACTTTTAAAGACGTTGTAGATAAGGACGTAGAGACGGATCCGGTCGATACATCGTAACTTCCTGTGGTTATCTTGCTCAACGTTGCTGTAACCGCTAGTGAGCCCAAAGAATTCACGGCTTTCGATATTGCTGATTGAACCTTTAAGGCTAAATCAGTCATACTCTCTGCAGTGATACTGCCCTCGCTTCATTACTTGACCCGGTCGCGTAATCACCCCAGTTAACTAGCAAATTACGAACGATCCGTGGAAGCCCCTGGTTCTTAACTTGATCTGAGAAGTTTATACTTATAGGCCCTACCTTAACACTAGTAAGATCGTTCTCTTGAGATTGAAACCCAGAATTTGCCACCATATCATAAGCCAATTCGCAGACTATATCTTTCAACTGCTTCGGAATGATCGTGCTATCTACATACGCATCACTCACAATCACATCCATGTACTGAGCGGATCCCCAGATAGAATCAGGGTCTTTTACATACGCCCTAGGCCAGCGCAGCGCTTGAGTGCTAGTAGCCTTATACCCGTACCAAGAAACCAACCCATCTAGTAATCTGGTGGATTCTTTCAATACTGCTTCTTTGTCAGTAGTTTCCAAGTCCATCCACAATGGTCGGTTATAGCTAGAAACGAAATAGGCGTCGACCTCGGCCACTGTACAGTAGCTGTCGGCTGACGAGCTTCCTGGAGTGGCTTCTAAAGTCATTACTTAGCCTTTGAGGTTTGAGCTTTTGCGAGTGTAGGGGCCACAGGTTCGTCTGGCTTAGTCGCAGGTGCATCATCTACCCACTCTACAGTGCACCCGTAGTATGCGCACAGAACAGGTTCAAGGAGTTTCCCGTCATCAACACCGCGAACGTGTTTGCCATCAGTGAACACGTAGCGACTGTTAACCAGGACGTCGCCCGGTTCTGCGTTTGGAAGTGTGAAAATAGCTTTAGTGATCATTTCAGCACTTCTTACCCGGCATCTTCTTGCCTGGAGCTTTTTTAGGCGTAGACTTCTTAGTGGCCATCGTATATCCTCGTTGGTATTGCAAAAGAAGGGCCGTAGCCCCTCACCTTGCGATCTTAGTTGAGGATACCGACGGCAGCCGCTACGCCGAGTTGCGAGAAGTTCGCAAAGCCGCAGTAGAACTTGATACGAATGATACGCTCATCCGCAGATTCCTTAGTGCCCACGTTCTCAACACGAATACCTGCGCTGCCGCGAGCAGTCAGGCCAGATATGCCGTACTTACCAGAGCCGTCATCAAACGTACCAGCGAAAATGCTGGAGCAGATCGAAGTAGAAGTGCCCTGAGTTTGATTGACCGGCATGTAGTCGTTCACGAAGATGGGGACTCCGCGATACATTGGCACTTGGCGGCCTGACGGCAAAGTCATGGTTTCATTGATACCTGCGCCGCCGAGAGCACGCAGAAGGGCAAAGTAAGAACGGCGAGTGCGTGAAGGCATCATCATATAGTCGACTTGACCGTCCTTGTCCTTCACGAGATCGATCAGATTATCGAGTACATCAAAGGACAGATTCGAGCCGGCGGCCGCCGCGGCGCCGATCTTCTGGCCAGCAGGCACCAAAGACGACAGGCCGATAAATGTGTTCGAAGTACCATCACCATTGATCATAGTGTCTTGATACTGCCGAGCCAGAGACTTCGATTTGGATGCCACTTGAGCACCAATCTGACTTTGCTTATCAGAGCGAGTGGCCTCAATCAAACCATTGATTTCTGCGTCGCCCAAAAGGGTCGTCAGACTGGACGTAACGGCTGTGAACGTTGCTGCCGCTTTTGCGGTAATTGTACCACCGACACCCAAGAATTGCACGTCGCCCAACGCGTTTTCACGATTATAACCGAGGGCGTTGCCGTCGATTTCCATGAAAGGCATGAGTTCATAAATGGGATTGACTGTCACGATATTTTCGATAATACCGGTGAGCAGCAGGTCTTGAGAGAGTTTTGCGGATTCCGCGAGGGTTACTGATGCCATGAAGGTTCTCCAATGAAGTAAATAAACGAATTTGCTACTCGTCCACTCCACCGGAGAGACTGCGATAAAGTTAAATCGCGGACTTAACTTTATCGATATTGTACATTATAACCTGGTAGGGCCCCAATGTATATAACTATTTTCAAGGACCATGATCCTGGGTTTATAACAGACTATCCAATCCGGCCATAATTTTCTGGTTGGACGACATTTTTCCCATGGCTTCGGACCCCATGCGGGTGCCGCCGCTAGCTCCTCCCCCAGATGAACCTTGGAATAAATGAGGAGCCTGCTTTTTCAAACTGTGAGTCCAATCCGAAATAGACATAGGTGTCGAGCCGTCTTTGCCATAAATAGTACTGCCGGTGCTGTCTACAGGCATTGGTACGCCTTCTTTAATTTGGAAGGTGGCCTTGGCCCGCAAAAGGACGTCCTCGACGGCTGTAGGCTGTACGCCAGACTTGATGGCCGCATCACGAACCGCGCTGTCGATAAGCAGAGATTCTAGTTGCCGCTGGGCTACGGAGTTTGCCTTGGTGAGATTATCGATCTCTGTGATGTAAGTGGTTCGCATCTGGCCGACGCGTTGCTCGACCACTTTATCCAATTCGCCGGCGTCAATGAGTTTCTTCTCATCAGCCTTGGCTTGCAACTTCAATAGGTCAGCATACTTCGATGGGTCGATCCCTTTGTATTTGTCCAGCTCTTTGAGCACACGGACGTTATTTTCCCGGAATTCATCCAACTTGGCTTTTGAAACCGCGCCTTCGACTTCGAGATAAAACTTGCCGTCCTCATTCTTAGAATATAGCGCCGCTACATCTTCACTCAAACCGTCGACACTGTCGACAATGAACTTCAAACTCATGACTTAACTCCAGGTAGTGGTTTAATTAGGTCGTTACTAACGACCTTGTTTGCTTGCTCGGCCGCAGTCTTGGCGGCCTCAATCGCGGCGAGCTCTTCTAGATCTGTACGATCAGAGGAAAGCACGTCGCCCATACGAAGGTTGAACACCAACGTTTCTTTACTGATCCCGCCACTGATATACGAGTTGACGAGCTCACGAAGATCTGCGCTAGACATACGAGTATCTAAGAACTCCTTGTCTAGTGTGATTGTAATAGATGAAGGGTCTAAAGACTCCATAACAGCCAGCCCGCGGTACACTCGGTTGATGAGTGCCTCGATGGCTCTTACAGCTGCGGCTAGTGACGCGGTCTCAGACATGTATCGCAGTCTTACAGTTTCGGCGGCCTCTGACCCGTTCGAGCTCTGACCTATGAGACGAGCCGACAAACTGGCTAATTGACTCTGCTTCTCCGTCATGGCTTTCTCTAGACTTATCAAGCCTTGACCTGTGAACTCAAGGTAATAAGCTTTAGCCGTCGGATCCGGCAATATCCAAGCGGTTGTGGATCCAATACGTAGTTTTGTTGATCCGTCGACACCAGACACGATAGGAACCGGGAGTCCTGTATAGTGCCGTCCGTGCTCCAAATCCGCACTAGTACGATAATGGGATATGTTGACGTCCACAATATCTAGCATGGGGGGTTTCTGAATGTCGAAACCCAAGCCGAATGGGTTCACCGCATAAAACGGGATAAAATCCATGGTTTTGCCCAGGTTAGTAGGCGTTACAGATTTTATCAGTTGTTCGTC